ATCACTAGATTATCTAATACATCTCTTTGTTGTGTTGTCTCTTTATACCCAAGCTTATCTTTATAGATAGCAGTTGGCATTATATCAATATACAAGTGATTCTAATGGTGTGGGTGGGTTTATATCGTAGTTAGCAACTAACAACTCTTTCTTTAGATGGTTGTTTGCTCTGTGCTTCATACCATATGTAATTTGAAACTCTTCTTGATAGAAAGTCTTATACTTTTCCTTAAGATAATCATCATTATTATAGGTTACCATCCAATCAAACGGACACTCAGCACAGTCATCAACAAATTTGTTATGGTCAAATGATTTGTGCAGTTTTGCATCTGTGCCATACAAATAACTACTAATCATATAGGGTGGGTCTAAAAATATAAAACAATTTCTTGGCTCTGACATCTCATCCATCATCACCTCAGTATAATCTAGGTTAGTGATGTGCCAATGCTGTATAATCTTAGATATTTCCTTTAAATACCCTGCACCACGAGTAGTAAAGTTTTGTCTGGATGCAGTAGCAGAGAAGGAAGAGTTTTCTGTCAGTCCACTATAACTACACTTGTTTAATACCCAGAATAATACTGCCTGACGGAAGGAATCTGCACCTTTTATCTCATCTTTAGCAGTCTTAAATAATTCTTTTGCTTTGTCTTCGCTACTATGATTTACTTTTATATCAACTAGAGTATCAGATAACTCTGCACCATTCTTTTGTAGATTTACCCAAAAATTATAGAGATATTCATACTTATCATTCACCCATACAGGGATGTCAGGATACAACTGTGAGAAGTGTAACGCAACTGACCCACCACCTACAAATGGCTCTCTAAATTCACCAATATTCTTAGGAAATTTAGTGATTAGACGTTTAGCAACCCTAGATTTACCACCTGGGTAGCGTAGTGGTGTCTTCAAATACTTCATAATTTAACGTGTAGTTGTGGCATGTCCCAAGGTCCTTGATTTACAGCACCATTAGGGAATGCATTAAAAGAAATTGTCCATCTATCATAGTCTTCCATCTGTCTACCAGAATAGTGTTTCAACCATGATGGGAAGAGTATCAGTTTGCCTGCTTCGGCATCAACTTTCTCATTGATACCCCAATCAGACTCCATTTTATCATGATACCACACATCTAACGTATCGTAAACCCTAGGTGTGCATGGGTCATCAAAGAATGTAGGAGCACCATCAGTAAGATAGTAAACTGCACTCAGATATGACATAGGATGTCGGTGTAATGGGTGTCCAAACCCACTGCCTGCAGGAGCATGGTTAGCCCAACCAAGAGTAATCTTTAAATCCTCACAATATAATTTGTAGTGGACTCTATACTCTTGTAAACACTGCTCAAAGAATCCAAATAACTCATCTACATACTCATTCTCACATTCATGTAAGTCAGGTCGTGTAGTGATAACTCCCTCAGGAATATTGGATTGCATAGAAGGATATGTCTTGAGAAACTCAATGACTTTATCAGTATTATGAGTGATATCTGCATGATATTCTCGTAATACTACTGGAAATAAATGGACTTCCTTACCCTGCATAATCAGATAAATTTAACGGACCTAGTTGAGACCAACCGCTAGTCACATCTACAGTAACCATAGGTTGCTCCCACCCACCTGAGTTTATATTACCCTGTGGGAATGTATTAAAGGCAATAGAATACCTATCTTCATTTCCAAGATTTTCTACACTCGCATGTATCAACCATGAAGGAAATATAAAGCAGCCACCCGCTCCAGTGTGGATGAATTGACGGTTGTCTTGGATAGGTCCTCCATCCAAATGAAACTGTTGCCACTCTCTTAATTGAATAGGGTCTAAAAACACTGTTGGAGGACCCTCTGTGAGGTAGAATATACCGCTTAAATAGGACATTGGATGCCTATGTGCAGCATGATGCTCACCTTTTGTAGCATCACTTCTGTTAACCCAAGACTTATTTACGACTATACGGTCTGCCTGCCACCCATTATCTACATGTAGAGTGTCAATACACTGTTGAAACCAATCGTGCAGACCTCTAAACTGTGGGTTAGCGTGTATATCATTGCTAGTGCCTACACCCTCAGGTTCATTGTATCTACGGTAGTCTAGTTTCTTTACTTTTTCCAGTGTATCGTCTACTAGGGCATCAGATGCTTGAAAATTAAAACATCTAACAGGAAATAAAGGTATGTTGTCGTATCTCTGTCTCATTATCCACCCGCCATGTCATCATACTCAATGTCTTCTGCATCTTTTATAGCACGCATTGATTGGTCAAGAGATAACTCCATATTCATTAACCCTTTCACCTCAGAAGGAGTTTGTGAAAACTCAGGAGCAAATTGTTTCTTCTCTTCCTCATCCCATGCCTCTTTTATCTCCTTTATCTGAGCATCTACACTCTTCATTTCATTTTTAATTTTGGTATTCAACCATATAGTTTTCAACCACTCAATAAATCCGAATGCAAGGTGCTGTAGATAAGGATTTTTAAATTTCTTCTTGACATATCTCCTTGCTTTTCTATGCCATGGGTCTACACCTTTACCAAATGATTTTTCAAACTCTATTTTCATAATACCTCCATGTTTAAGATACCTTGATTGATTTCACCTACAGGCATGGAATTAAAACTTACACTATACCTATCATCGTATGCTTGTTGAGTGCTATGTACAAACCAACTAGGAAATATTACTAATTTATTTGGCATTGCCTCTACCTTCTCCATGATAGGAGTGTTTTGCTCTATACCTGACATACTTATCTTCGGTCTCCTAAAAATTTCCATCTGTCCAAATGCTCTTTCTTTTATTGGGTCAAAAAACATTAGTGGTGACCCTTCATTTAAGAATAAGTTACCACTATAGTATGAATTTGCATGTCTGTGTGGCTCTTGTGCCACTCCCTCTTCATATTTGTTAGCCCACATAGATGTGACTCTAAATCCCTTACAATCATAGTTGAAATGACTATGAATCTCTCCTAAACATGTGTTAAAGAAATCTACAACTCCTTCCCACTCTTCTAGATGATGTAAATTTAACTCAGTATTCTCTACCCAAGTATTAGGACGTCTTTCTAGATTAGATGAGTTGATAATGTCGATATAATCAACACCATCAGGGTCAAATCTAAATTCAAAAATCTCTACTGGATATAGTTGATGAGTCTTCATCCGTATAAGTGCACGTTGTAATGCTTTCGCGTGGGTTTATATTTATGCGTCTTCTTTCTAACTGTTATGTAAATTTTAAGTAGTTTTTCTGCTGTAATCATCTGAATTCACACCTCATCATTACCTCCGTAAGGAATGCAACCATGTTAATCTCTTGGTCAACAACGAATGCACTCTTGTATTGATATTCTGCAATAATCAACACTGCCTCAGGTATAGATTTACCCTCTAATGCAGTGTATAGATTATCATATATCTTTCTCATGATGTCAATAGGGTCATTGTCCATGTTTTGTGTGACCCACTTCTTCATGTTGGTAAACTCTTTCTTCTTTAGATAAGATGTAAGACTAGAAATCTGTATGTCGTTACTAGCACCGAGAATACCAGTATCGATTCTACCAGAAGAGGAGTATCTTTGTAATTCATTTAGTGTCCTCCTAAAATCAGGATAATATTTTTGGACTACAGCAGCAACAACTTTCTCTTCATACTTTACATTTTCAGTGTCAAGTATATTTTTGATACGAGTGAAGAATGCTCTTGCAATCTGTGGTTTTTCTTGCGATGGTGTATTGAAATCAATAACCGAGCACCTACTATGTAGAGGTGCAATGATTTTATTCTTATAATTACATGTTAAAATAAATCTACAATTCTTTTGAAACTCTTCCACTAAAGCACGAAGCAATAACTGCACATCAGGTGTAGTATTATCTGCCTCGTCTATAAGAATTACTTTATGCTTTGCTTTTGATGTGAGAGATACAGTAGATGCATATACCTTACAGGTATTACGGACTGTCTCTAAAAATCTACCCTCATCTGACCCATTAATAACAAGTATGTCAGTCTCTAGTTGACTACACAATGCTTTTGCTACTGTTGTCTTTCCTACCCCTGCACCTCCACTCAGTAGTAAGTTAGGAATCTCTCCTTGTTTAAGGAATCCTTCAAATACTTTCTTAGTGGAGTCAGGTAAGATACATTCTTCAATAGTCTTTGGGCGATACTGCTCTACCCAAAGGAATAATTTATCTGACATCAAGGCTCAAGAGCAATAAAGTAGTTAAGTGCTGAGAAATTCAGAGAATTAAAGTTTGCAATATTCTTTTTACTGATACAAACATGGTAACTACCTTCGATTAACTTAAGGTTTTCTACCTTAAAACAATAACAGAAGTTACGACGTGCTTCATCTGCTTGGCCTGGATTCTCAAAGGTAACTTTACGTAATGGTAAAGAGAATACATTAGATGTATCATTCTTTTTATCTTTAACACAGACACTATACTCACCTTCATAACCATACACACATAAATCTTCAACACCATAAACTCTTGCTGCTTGCATTAGTTGTGTGATGTCTGCCTGTGGTAGGTCAAAGTGAATCTCTTTGTCAGGTAAGTCAGGATTAAACTCAGGGACTTGTGGAATGATATCAGGGTCACTATAATAGTAAGTTGTCTTACCTTTTGTATTCTCATCATAGATAACTACCTTCTTATCATCAGGGAAGAATAGAGTTGGAGATTCAAATAATGAGAGTGCTCCTAGAAACAGAGGCAAGTCATAGATTGCCATGTCTGTAGGGATGTATTCTTTGATATCAGTGAAAGAAATAATATTCTTGTTAACTGAGATGGTGTCAATAAAGTTTCCAGTCTTAATAAGAATAGACTTATTAATCTGTGAGAAATTCTTTAGAAAGTTGACTGTCTGTTTACTGAGTTTTACGGTCTTAGGTGCTTCTTGCATAATAAATTAATAGTCTTGTGCTGCCCAATCTGCATCAGATTGTGCTGTTGCTCTTTTGGTGTGGAAGTGCATGAGTAATATCCCATAGTGTAGCACCTTTAGAAGGTCTTGTCTAGCACTTCCTTTTTTATCGTAACGTGAAGCATACTTTAGGATGTTACTTCTACAGAATGCTTCAGCATCACCACATGCTTCAATTAAATCAAGTGTCTGGATACTATCATCACCTGATGAGTAGTGTAATCCATACGTCGAGGAGACATATGCTGTTAACTCCTCGATGAATTTTTCTTCTCTATACTTCATAATATCAGTCTGCTAAGATATTGTCAAGGTCTACGTCAGCATCTATCTTATCATACAATTCTAGGAATGATGATTTTGTTTCATCATCGAAACGATTAAGACATACTTTGATTGCCTTCAAACGATTCTTCCAGATACCAAATGCACGAATGATGTGGACTAGACGACGTGTAGATATGATTTCATCAACACCACCATCGTTGAATGTCTTACGAATCATGTCTGCCCATGCAACAAGATTCTTAGTAAACTCATCGTCACAGCAATTCAACTCTGTGCAATAGTTTGTAAGCATCTTTATTTCAGTTTTAGGTGAGGGGTATTCTTGCTCGAAGGT